CTCCAGCAGCGGAAGAGGCTGCGCCGAAAGCCCAGCAAAAGAAGGTCATCACTGAAGATAAAATCGGCATCGTGGTGGAATGGGCGAAGAAAGAGAACCTAACGCTTTCACAGATTTCCGCCGCTTACGATTTTGAGTCTGATGCTGTGAAAGATGCGATTGTTGACGCTCTTCTGAACGATGATTTACCAGAGTAGTATGGACAAGGAACAGAAATGGTTACAACGACGCTTGGGTATGATTACCGCAAGCGAGTTGGGTCAGATCACAAGCGCAAGCGGAAAAATCATCGACGGGAATTTATCTTATATCAGAGCAAAGCGCTGGGAGCGGAAACACGGATTCTCTCATCCTGTCTCTGCCAAGGCAATGGACATCGGCAACGAGCAGGAGCCGTACATCATTGATTGGTGTCGCGAGAATCTGGACTTGGAAGAAATCATCTATTCAAAGGACTTGCCAGAAATTCCGTTCTGGATTGCGAAGGATTGCCCAGTTGGTGCATCTCCAGATGCCTTTACGCCAGACGAGCGGATCGTGATTGAGGCGAAGACGCTTGTCGGAGCGACAAGCATCGAGTTCTTTGGGGATGATTTTACCCCTTATGAAGAGAAGAAACTGGCCGTTCTGAAGGATCACGGAGACCAGCTTCTCGGTCAGTTTCTATCGAACGACAAGGTCGAGGAAATCTGGTTGGTGAAATACATCTATCAGGATGACGACATAATGCAAGACACGGACAGCGTGAACGCGCCATGGAGAGGTCTTGTGTTTAAGTTTGATCGGAAGGAATATGAATCCAGCATCGATGAGATGCGGGATAGGATTATCCTTTTCGACAAGATGATAAATTCTCCGATAAGCCCATCTGAATTTAAGAAAGGAGAATGGACTGTACTTGGTAATGGTCAACTTGTTAAGAAATGAAACTGAAGAAGAAGGGCAATGTCATCTATGACGAGAACAACCGCGCGCTTGTAAGATATGTATATTATGGCAAGGAGCGGGTTATAGAGCGCACACCAGGGTGCACCATCGGGGAATATTTTGCTGTTTTAACTTGGCTATTGGAAAGGAATGAACAAGTTACCTCTAAATAGGACTACAGCGCCACAGACGGTAAAGCTTTTCGACTCTTGTTTTAAGCGCGGGGTTTTGGACGCTTATGCTCAAGACGACGATTATGGTCTAAGAGACTGGGTGGAGAGACACAAAGCGGACGGGTCTTATGGTCTTGTCTATGATGACGAGAATTTTGACTATAAGAGATGGCGTTTTGTGATTGAAAGGTGGTGTAGAGAGGATAGGCTCGGCTCTATTATAGACACATATTTGAATGCTCCCTGTCTAAGGGGGTATGGCAAGAACTATTTGTTTGCGGTTCTTCCAATGACGATGAGGTTCTATATCTATGGAGTAGAGGAGTGGCTAGAATATCCAAACCCAATAAGCATCGAGCTTTTCAAGCACACGAAACGGGTTCACTGGAAACCGATGTCGCATCATATGAAATTTATGACGACCGCTGACTTCTTGGGAATCCTTCAAGACTTTATATACGAGAGACAAAGATTGCACCTGGACGGAGACTTGAATGAACGGCAGTACGACAGTTTCTCTCGTGCAATGTATAGATATACTACGAAATATGAAATCCCTTACGACGAAGAGGCAGAAGAAGGTATTTAGGATTCCGCATATGGAGCCTGGCGCTTTGCATATGGATTACATAGTACTACCAGTCGGGTATGTCTATAATGCTGACATTGCGAAGGCGAAGAAGGGAGATACCTTGAGGCTGGGTGATGGACATTCTCACGAAATCTTCTCGGTGCAGAAAGTACCGATAAATAAGCCTATCGCAGACCTTTTATGTAGGATAAGATATGGGATCACGCTTAAAGGATGCCTTATGAGATGGAAGATGAATGCGAAGTTGGAGGGGCACAGTCAGAACGCAATCAGTGATGACGAATGCTTATTGGTAACTTTTCTATTGGATGAACAAGATTAAAGCAAAATATTCTGAGCATCTCCTTGTGCCAAAGGAAGGACTTTCTAGCATAGAGCCTGGTGAATTCGAGACTCTAGACGGGAAGGTGTGCAATGCTATGTTTATCTGTGGTTGGGATAACTGCGATGGAGAATATGACCAACAGTTGGAACATATTTGTAGGAAGTATTGGCAACTTCCGTTCTCGTATGTAAAGTCCCTATGGATTGAGAGGTGTTACTCCGTGGATGGGTATTGGTATTTCTTACAGCTGAAGGAGGTAAATGCCTGAGTTAAGAACATACCAGAAGGAGTTGCTTAACGAGGCCAGACAGGCGCTGTCCAAGTACAAGCACATCATCGTCCAGAGTCCCACCGGCTCTGGGAAGGGTGTGCTGATCGGGTCTATGGCGAGTATGAGCAAGTATCGCGTTCTCATCCTTGCTCATAGTGAGGAAATTCTGAAACAGGATGCCGGTCATGCAAGGAATTGGCTCTGCGACTGCTCCGAGGTCTATGCGAGGACGAAGAAGAAGCCTGAAACGAGGGTATGCGTTATGATGGCACAGACGCTCCGTCAGAGGCTGAAGAAGGCTGAATGGGCAGAATGGCTTGACTCTTTCGGATTTATTATCCTGGATGAGTGCCATAGGGCGGAGTTTGATTTTATTTTCGAGCAGCCAGGCATAGATTCTACTTTTGTGGTCGGGCTTAGTGCTACACCTGCTCGGTATGGGAGAATGAAGCAACTTGCGCTTATGTATGAGGCGATGGTAGTTGGCCCATCGGTCCAAGACCTAATAGACCAAGGTTTTTTGTGCCGATGCAAGTTATATTCCTTGGACGCTCCGTCGATGGACGATGTCGAGTGGGACTACGGTCGTGGAGATTACTCGCTTGGTCAGATGGCTCAGAAGTTCAAGTCACGTGCAAGGTACATCGGGGCAGTGGAGAATTATCAGCGTATTTGTCCCGGTGCCAAGGCGGTGTGTTTCGGATGTAGTTCCGAGCAAGTTATCGGTGTCACGGAGCAATTCTGTGCTGTGGGCATTAAAGCGAAATATATGTTATCAGCCAACTTTGATGAGGACGAGGACTTTAGCGGAGAAAGAAAAGAAATCATGGATCAGTTTAAGCGCGGAGATTTCCAAGTTCTTGTGCTGCTTGGGATTGGGACTGCAGGTCTGGATATACCTGACATAAAGGCCGTGCTTGTCTTGTTTGCCACGACCTCTATAGTGAAGTGGTATCAAGTGTTAGGTCGTTGCAGTAGGCCCGCTGACGGGAAGAATGGCGAGTTTATCTGTTTGGATTTCGGCCTCAATTACTCTCGCCTCGGTCGTTATGAAGATTCTCGTGTTTGGGGACTTTGGCATAAAGAGGGGGCTGGCGGAGGTGTCCCACCTATGAAAATCTGCCCGCAGTGCCAGAAGATGATTCCTGTCCAGTATCAAGATTGCCCGTATTGCCAGTACCACTTTCCGACACAGCAAGAAATATATCAGTCGGATTTGCAAGAAATAGTCGCAAAAAACGACGAAGAGACTATTGAGGGGTATGTCGCGAGAAAGAAACTTGAGGGGAAAAAGACGAACTGGATATTAGTCCAAGTTTGCATAAAGAATCCCGACAATCAAAAGGAAGCATTTATGAGAGCGATAGAGGTGTTGCGGACGAAGCACGGGGAAAATATAAGCCCCAAGTATTACTTTTTCTTCAAACGCGAGATACTAAGCAAAGTGAAAGTCAAGAAAAGCGAGGATTCCTCGCCGAAACTGTTTTAGGCACGGGATTTGAAGGGAGACCATATATGAATACAGATTGGTTTAGATTAGCCGAGAGTTACACAATGCATCTCGACTTCAGTTACTGCAAAACTTGCGACTGGTTGCTGAGTATCTATAAGAGAGGTTGCGGCAAGGACGGAGAAGATATACTAATCTTCAATGACCAAGACTGCGACCCGAATCTTCTGCTCGCAAGGGGAGAGGTCGCGGTCAAAGAGTGGCTTTTGAAGAACAATGGAGGATATTAAGAAAAGCGAATACGAGATATGATTTTAGTCGGAGGGTTAGTTATCCTGATGCCATTGGCTTTTATTCTTTGGATGTGTGATGTAGCCCAAAAGTGGCAAGATAAGCGACATCCCAAACAAAAGAAGAGGCCATTAAGTATTAACGACCATAGATTTAGACGGTAATATGAAACCAGGAGACAAGGTGTGGGTATGGAATGCCTTGGGCCCCAAAACCCATCAAATAGAGAGCGGAATTCTTCTTGAGATTGGTTACATGGCGTATGTTAAACTTTCAAATCGAGATAGAGCATACGTTTTCTTGGCCGACGAGGTCTTCCCCACCCGCGAGGCGCTATGCGAACATTACAGGAAGATATTTGAGTAATATGCAAGTTTTCGTCCCATACCCTTCGCCGATTGATGTAGCGAAATGCCTCGACGAGCGCAGGCTTCGGAAGCAGATCATCGAGTGTCGGCAGATCCTCGATGCCATCACCGGTCAGAAAAAAGGGTGGGCTAACCATCCTGTCGTTAAAATGTACGATAAGCATTGGGTCTGGCTTTCGAGCTATACACTTTGTTTGCAGTATTACGAAATCGGCGACGAGGATGCGGCACAGCAAGAAAACGCCGACGCCTTTCCTTATCGCCCTTCTTTCCTCACCAAAGAGTTCTGCGACCAGCACAAGCGACGGCTCTACACAAAGGCGCCAGATCTCTATCCGCAGTTCGCAGACTACGGAAAGTCGGAGGAGAACTGGTATGTTGTTAACGGAGAACTATTAAAATATGTCAATGGTAGAAGAATTATTCGGAACACCTAGGCTCTTCATAAAGCCGTTAGGCAAGCCGGAGGCTGACTGGAAGGAGCTTGTCGGCCCGATTGTAAGCGATTCCATAACCATTTCCGAGAAGGATGATGATGCGCCGGCGCCTGGCTATCAGACTCGCCTTGTATTTACCGCTACGATAAGGATTAGCCGGAAGAATCGCATCAAGCTTCTGCAGGCTGTTGGCCCCATGAAGCGTCCAAAGTGTACATATAGGACAGTGAAGCGAAATTGCGCTAAACGGAACAGAATTAAATAATTTTGCTATATTTGCAGAAAACCCAATGCATTATGAAACTCGAATTTGAAGGAACTCCGCTGGAGTATGCAAAAAGTCTTTCTGTTACGGAACTCAAAAGGAAGATTCGTTCAATAAAATCGTCTGAATACGATGAGTTTGACGATAGATGTAGAGTCTGCTTTGAAAAGTATCTTGCTGGAGATGTCGAACAGGCTGAATGGTGGAGTAAGCACGCTGAGGCCGCGAGGTAATGATTATCGAAACTACTGAGCGACCGAAAAAGCGCGGTCACTCAATGCCGGAGGGGAGAATACAGGCTGAGTGTTATCAATATTTTTGGAACACATATCCACAATACCGAGGGCTGTATTTCGCCATCCCTAACGAGAACAATCGCGCTGACTCAAACGCAATAACTGGAGCGATACGAAGATCGATGGGTGTTTATCACGGAGTTTCGGACACGCTTATGCTTATTCCTCGCGGTGTGTTTCATGGGTTGTGTATAGAGTATAAGGATGAAAAAGGTCGTCAATCCGAGCATCAAATCGCTTGGCAAAAACTTGTAGAATCTCAAGGATATGCATATCGAGTTTGTCGTAGCCTAGATCAATTCAAAACAATCATAAAGGAATATTTATGCCAGGAATGATTCCGATGCGACCGAAATCTGGTCGTTACAATCTAAGGCCAGAAGAGATGGACGGCTTATCATACTATATTCTATCTGGATGCTCAAGAGAGGTTGTATTCCTCAAGTTTATGCGTCCAGATTTCCTTGGCTCAAAGGCGCCGACCGTTGTGAAAAACGCAACCACGCAGTTTTTTGCGATGAAAGATGTGAAGGATTATCTGGATGCATATAAGGCGACCATCGAAGAGGTATTGAATCCGTCAAGGAAGGCAGAGAAGCCAGCCGGGAACATGGAGGAGAGAAAAGCCAGAGCGAAAACAAAGCTTGTCGAGTTTGCGATGAGCCTTGCAGATAACATCGATGATGCGGATGATCCAGAGGCGGTACTGAAGATTGCCGACAAGATTGGACTTCTCGACCAGGACGAGCAGGTAGAGGAACAGCCAAGAAGATACCTGCCTGCTACTTGTGAGACCTGTGAATACCGTAAATTTATAGAAGAAAATTGCGATATTGTCGAGGATGGCATAAATATTGAAGGTGAAAATGCGAGTATAACGCCATAACTTTTGCTACTAGGGCGGGGTTCGTGCTAATGCGCCACTCCGCCCAAATTTGAAACTAACATTACGAGTATATATGACGATAGAGTTTACTGGAAAGGTATCAGCCGCTCTTCCGCTCCAGCAGGGGCTTGGACAGCGCGGGCCGTGGGCTAGGTCTACGGTAGTTTTTGAGATTCAAGAAGGAAGGTATGTCCAGAAGATTGCTTGCGAGAACACGAACGATGCTGAAAAGTTCTCAAGGCTTCAAATCGGGCAGGTAGTGCATGTTAGGGCGGATGTGTCATCTCGCGAGTATCAGGGTAAGTGGTATACATCTGCACTCTGTTTTGAATTTACACCGCAAACCGCACAGCAGAGCGCTACGGTCGCTCCAAGCGGTAAGCCATTTTAGACATCTCGGATAGACGGGAGCGGTGGTGTATCTGTTGCAAGCAGCGCCATCGCAAAATAGGAGGAAGCCACAAAGGGAGGCGCATAGGTCCAGGTGAAACGCCTTTTGTGCTGGTTCGAACCCAGTTCCTCCTACCACACGCAGTGATGCGCTACAGTTCGGGCGCTGGTTCTTTTGCTAATGGGAGAAAAACACTACTTTTGATGAATATTAAACGAGGCCCCGGGCGGCCCGACCGGGGTTTTTAAAATATGAATCACGCTCACAATTTTATCGACATCACCGGACAGAGATTCGAACGACTTACTGTCCTTTCATATGCTGGAAGAATGGATAACGGAATGTCCCTTTGGCGTTGTAGATGCGACTGCGGTACGGAGTTTATTGCTGTCGGATCAAATCTCAAGAGCGGAGCGACGCGGTCTTGCGGATGCCTTCGAAGAGAATTGATGCTCGGAAACAAGAGAAACATTCTAACCCAACCTAATATATAAAAAAGAGGAGAACCCTAATGGATTCTCCTCAATTCTTATTTGGTTTTAGGTTTATTTATCGCCTGATTTGTGATACCAGGCGCGTCTGGATTAGTGTTTCCGTCCTCAGATTGGTCTGAACCCGTATACTTTGCCTTCATTGCGGCTCTCTCTTCCTCTTCCTTGAGAATCTGATCCCAGTCTCCAAGATGGATGTTCCCGATGTCGACCATAACTGCTTTCGCGCTCTTTACGCCAGCGTAATACTGGTCGAGTTCGGTCTTGATTCTTTCGGCTTCATTCTGCGGAATCCAAGGCTCGAACCAGATAGACATCCGAAGACCTTCATATTCAGAGCCGGCGATACCTTCGACTTTCTTGACAAGGTTCTTTGCAAGTTCGACTAGTCTTCTGACAGGCTTGTTATAGTAAATCCAGCGGAGATTGGCCCACTCGATTTCTGGTCTAAACAAAATCTTGATGCTAGTCGAAGAGTCTGCGCCCTGCTTGAGGATTTCGGGTTCGATGACCGCTGTCATCGTTGTGTGTATTATGTTCTCGCGAAGTTCTTTAAGATGAAGGGTTGCAACATTGGACGCATCTGGCGGGGTAAGGAACTTTGCGTCGCTGTGAGCCAGTGAGTCAGTAGCACCTTTTACGCCGATGGTTTTCCCATTAATCTTGCTAGGAGGAAGATTCTGGATTTTCTCAGACTTGAGGAAAAGAATCGGGAAAGCGCTGTTCTTTACCTCCTCGGCAACATAACTGCAAGCATTCTCCAGAGATTCGATTGTAAGCTGTGCCGGCCCCCAAGGCACATCGGGCACACGGAAGTAGACGAACTGAACATCTCCACCAAGCTGGTTTTCTATTTTTTTGACTCTGACATATCCATCTTCAGAGCGGACGCCATCTGCGGTTTCAATAACTTTCGCTACCCACGCCCAGAGGTCTGGTGCGTCTTTAACATTCTCGTCATACTGAATCCAAGTTTCAGTTCCTGCGCTCGATATAATATCTACGGCGTTTCTGCCGTTGATTTTATATGATATATAATACATCGGATTTCCATTATCGTCGAGCTGTGGATAGATTGTGTAGCCTTTCTCGATTGCGTATACATCCCACTCAATCATATCTTCACCAGTCTGGCGGATGTAAATGCCAGAGTCACCACTTCTCTCGCAATAGTAGACAGCCTCTTTGTAAGCGTCTTTCAGACCGATGTAGTCGAACCAAGACATCATCTTGTTGAAGGCGTCCTCTTTCTCCGTCTCGTTGGCCAGATCGAATCCGTCCGTTGCAAGATGAGCGACCTTGTTGTTGCAGATAAACTCCTGCCACCCGAGAGGCACTACTTCAACATCGTCATAACCTACGATTGCCCATTCCTCTTTCCCGTCCTTGTCCTTCTTTCCTGTCGGGCCGTAAATAGGACGCTTCGACATAATGGTGGAATTGACTGGGTGTGCTGCTGGTGCCAGTTCATTCAAGAAGTCCTGCTGTGTAAGCGTGACGAAGTTGAATGAACCCGGCACGAAACTGGCTGGCTTGTAACCGCCTACAAACCTGGGTCGCGCCATATCTGGATGTACGCGTCTGACCCAGGGGTCTTTTTTCAATTTTTCTCCGATGTTCATAATAAATCGCGATTTTTAGGTTAGATATAAAAGACTCCGCGTCCGGAGCTGTAATCATTATATAAAGACTGATAAGCATCTTCCTCCACTTCTGGGGCGGGTTGCTTCTTGGGTCTTGCATCAAGTTCAAAGAAGGCGCGAAGGCAAATCGAGTCCATAAGGTCTGGCGAATTCTTTTGATGGCGTGATTTGTACTCGTCCTTGCTTAAATAGTATATCCTTTTGTTTCTGGTAGTAGAAACGAACAAGTCGATTTCGTCGAAGAGAATATCCCGAAGCGAGCGTTGCGTCCCTTTCTTCCCGTACGCGAACTTGTCGTTAAGGTTTAGGCTAGTACTAATCTTTCCAGTCTCGAATAAGACTCTTGTCTTTCCGAGCAACTGTGACCTCACATTGAAATACTGCTCGAAGGTTACTGGATTCCCGTGTTCGTCCAGTTCCTGTATTGCTGTTTTATTTGCGGTAATAGGATTCGCATTAACATAACTCTTTAGGAAGAAG